CTCTGCTATCACATCTGACCTTACGATAGGTTGGCCTAATTAGCCAGGAGACTAAACTCTTCTAAGATGTGTGCGTGTGACATGCCGGCAATTCCGGTTGAGGGTTCTAACCTCGTGTCACGGGTTCCCAAAGGACCAGTCATTTGCCTTACCCGGCTTGCGCCGGCGGCTGACTCTGCCTGGAGGGAACACATCTTAATCGATCTGTAGGAACGGAGGTATTGTGATGTTACGTGGACCTGTTGATGGACGTGCCTACGCAAGGCTGTTGAAGCAATGCGATAGCACTCAGAGCGACGGTATATTGGACACCGTATGGCCAATGCCATACATGGGTGACACCGCTTTCTTCAAGTGGCGTTACGAAGGCTCCAAAGCCTTCATATCCGATTTGATGCCGCTCTCTTCCATCTTGGGTATTACAGCCCATAAGGAAGAACTTAGAGGAGCAGAGGTCCATTTGACGCCGAGACCCTCCACCGTTAGGTGGGGACGCAACGACGATAATGAGCACTATGCAGGGTTATTAGGATCGTACGCGTTCTTGACGCGTGTCGACGAACCCCTTGCAATGCTTCGAGAGAAGCAAGTGTATCATACGTCGTATGTAGGTGCAGTTGGAGATAAGTATGTGACGGATAAGTACCGCCCTTACCCTGATGGTCGTTTAGTCAACGACCCCGCGCCCGTACGGGCACGCCAATTGTATAGGACTGCTGCTGACGGAGCTATTGCTACTGGTGTAAACGATCGGGGGTTCTTAACCTTCGCCGAGTATACTAGTCCAGCACAACCGCTCTACCCGTTCGAGCAAGCTAATTCCGACGCGTTCGAAGATGCCCAGCTGATGGTTAAATACTTTCAGTCTGGGGGTCGATACGACCGCTATCGCGGATATTGGCATACTTGGTACGAGGATGTTACGGATGCGTCCACACATGTGGGCAATTCGTGGCAGGTCAACATATCATATCTGTACAAAATGGGTTATTATGATTGGGTGTGGGGCGATAGATATTTCGCCCATTACCGAGTCAATATCCGTTTTGATTGTGGGTTTACGCCATCATTTGGCTCTAACCTGGCCTTCGAGGCCAACACTATACCGAGTGACGTGTTTTGGTTGCGAGATGACTCATCAGTCACTGTCGCAGCTGAATCCTTCTATGGCGGCTCATCAGCCGATCATAGTGCGACGTTGGGAATAACACCCCCATCGTCGATCGTTTCTTTGTACTCAGATATATATCAAGTCACGGACGACTTTGAAGGCAATTTCCGCAGCTTCCGAGAAGCTGGTTCACGGAGTGACCAACATAGGCATCATATTGTCCAGGAGAATGTTAACCTCCGGATGATTGATTTGCGTCCATCACACTTTCTAGCCGCGTCTGATGCGCTGACAACAAATATCGAAGCTCTGAAAACAAACGAGCTTCAGAATTTGCAGCACTTACCCGCGATACTAGACCTACTGCCTGACTTGGGAGCTATTGTTCGTCTTGCCACCAAGGCACTAGACGGTGATCCCTCTGCTATTATCGATCTTATAGATTTCCTCACTGAGGAGATACTAAAGTGGCGATTTCAGAGGCAACCGGCCGATCGGTCCGTTCGCGAACTGGCGGATACCGATGTGAACAAAGTCCTGTCAAGTTTGTCCCAGTCAAAGGCCTCAACCATTCAAGGAAAGTTCCGCTATACATTCTCAGATAGCGAAAACTTTATGGTTGACGGCATCCTGAAACTTGAGACGCATGCGAAAATCAGAGTTCGCTCTGATATTTCGACTCTAATGGCTGGAATCCTAACTGCGAACGCTGTTGGTCTATTACCAACCCTGTCTCGCATCTGGGCATTACTTCCATTCTCGTTTGTCGTTGATTGGTTCACGAATATGAGTAAAAGACTGAAGTTGGTAGATAACCAACTCCTATATACGACGTACGGCATCTCTTGGTGCCTCTACTCGTACAAAATCGTCTGGTACCCTTCGGACACTTTACTTGACCACTATGGTCTCGTTAGTTACGATTCGGCGAATCGCTTCGGCATTTCGGTATACCAACGGGAATTCACCCATTGGATGCCAAGACTCACGGAGTCAAGATTTGACTTCATGAGACCTACTCGCGGGCCGGATCCGGTAACCGTGGGAGCATTGCTCTGGCAGCTATTACGATAGTCTGCCTGTAGAGAAGCCCTCCTTGGTATTGACCAAGGAATATCTTAGTATGTCGAAAGGACAACTAAAATGACCACTGCAGTAACCTTGGCTAACATGCCAAGCTCCGCATCGGACGTAGCTGTCAAGCTCATCGACCAGACCAAACTTTTGGCCCGGAAAACTGAGCAGACTGCGCTAGGGTTAGTCACTGAGTTTGTTTACTCAGCCGGTGACCCCAACACGCCTACAGTTGTGAGCGCTTTGTACAACGTGAACGCCAAAACAGGCGTCATCCGTCACTCGCTGACTCTGACAACGGTGCAAACCGTCACAGTAGATAGCGTCGTTACGGAAGTTGCTCCACTCAGCATAACGCTGATGTGGGACACCCCCGG